GCCCCCTCTGTTGTGGGTGTTCGCGCACTGACGGCTGCAGAACTTGGTTTGCCCGTGTGTGATGGCGTACCGCTTGCGCCAAAAGCTCGCGCCACAAAGCCGGCAGACAAAATGCGCGCCAGTACGCAAGGCGGCCGCGATCTTGTCGCGGTGCTCTTGGCTGAATCTATGCCCAGCCAACCCCTCGCCTCCCGCCGTCAGGTTCAGAAGCGAACAGCCCTCGGCCCGAAACTTGGCGATCCAGTGACGCTCGCGGGACGCCCAATCGGCGCCGGCCGGAACGTGCTCCAGCAGCTTGAGGGCGAAGTCACCACCGCTCAGACGCTTGCGAAGCCAGTATTGAACCGGCCGCTTCCCGCCGCGCAGGGCGTCACGAATATGCGCCTTCCGCCTGTCGATGATGTATTGCGTCGTTTTGCCCACGTAGCGCGGCGCAAGACTCGGCCACTCGCAGAGCGCATAGATCGCCGTAGGCTTGAGCGTAGCGTTACCGATGATGACCGGATTCATGCCGTCTCTCATAGCGGGTGTGAAGGCGGGTTTCATGGAATCAACTCGTAATGTCTGCCGCCAAGGTGCCGCATCTTCTGAATCGTCGGCGGCTGCCATTTGCAGAATCCGTTATCGAGCATCTGCTTTCCTTGGGCGTACCAGCAATTGACCGCCTCCCAGAATGGCGATGATTCTGGCGGCTGCGTGTCTTTCGGGTCGTCGTTTTTGTCGACGACGGTCGGGCCACAGTACGGATGATCTTCAAAGCGCCACACCTTTCCCATGCGGTCAAGAATGTGTCGTCGGGCCGCCGAAACATAGATGCACAAATTCGCTCACGCTGCTCTCCTGATAGCCGTGTTGGTCACAGCGTCCTCTGCGTCGGCAGGCACGCCCACTTGCTCATTCTCGTATCTCCAAAAGTGCGCGCACTGGCATCGACGGATTCTTGCATCTTGTCGACTCTCCAGACAGCGATTTGACAGTCGCCGGCCTTCCGTCTGGAGTTCGTACCGTATCGCCTACTTTCGCTGACGCACTGACGCAGTTCTGGCCTTCGGCCCCGGTCATCGAATCGCTGATTTTTCCGACAACGCTACCGGGGATGAAGAAGAAAAAGCACCCCTGCAGGAATAGCAGAGGAACAGCGGAACACAGCATTTTTATGACCCTCGTTTTCATAGTTTTGTCTCCAGTGCGGTTACAGCGACCGCGAGCGCGCTCCAAATATGCGACTTGATGCCGAACAATGGGCCGGGATTTTTCTTCGTTCCTACCTCTCCAAATCGGTCCCTGAGTGCCTGAGAAATGTTTGCATCCTTGGCCTTCATACTGCCGCAAAGGTGAATCTTCACGTCTTTGCGATAAACGAAGCACCAATCTCCGTTTCCGTGTTCCGCCCACGTCTGAATAAATCGACCAATCCAGACACAGGTTTCGAACGTTTCTCGTCCAACGGCCATTCCATACGAAGCAACCATTTCGCACGCAAGAACGTTGCAATCGAAAGCGGCAGATATGTGAGAAAGCATTTCTTCGTTTGGCAGAATCCCGCACTCTAAAACTCTGTCGCCGTCGAATATCACGTATCCCGTCTCCTCCGTTCCGGGATCAAGGGCGAAAATTCTCATTGCTTCACCGTCTCGTACTTTCCCTTGATGTTGCTCAGGAAGTGTTTGCCCTTCGACGGCGCCCGCAAAAACTCTTCGAAACGTTCCTGCGTCACGCCTCTGTAACGATAGATGCCGCCTTTGTGGAAATCAATGTCCATTTCAAGCTTCGCCGGGTCGTAGCCGTAGCGCGCAATCAGGCTGGATTCGCAATCGAACATTCTCATAATTGAGACTTCCGTTTATCCTTCGCCTCGGTGAGTTTCGGTATCGCCGTTCGATCATTGATCTTTGCCCAATCGACAGCAGCCGCGAAGAACTCTTTTAACTCCTCCATCGAACTAGCGCCATCAATCATCGAAAGGAAGTCGATAAGAGCGCTCGCCGTGGCCTCTTCCTGCCCGTTTGGCGCGTTTTCTTTCGAAACTGATACCTTGATGCCACCTGCGGCCCATTCTTGCAGCCTTGCCCCTGCATTCTCGTCTAGGGGGCTATCCAGCCGAATGAAAGGCCGGTGCTGCTGTTGCAATTTGATCGGTTTCGGGATACCCGGCGCATCCGGAGTCAACAGGAAAGAGCAAGTCATTTCAAACGGCACCGTCTTTTCGCAAACGGGTATCCAGCCGTCCAGACCGACAAGCGATTGTTTCGGCCTGACAACCGTTTTTCCGTCGACCTTGGCGACTTCGATCTTTTCTTCGGCGCGGAAGCACAGGATGACGTTCGCTTTGACCTGCAAGAGCTTCTGCATCATGTGCTTGTGCTCTTTCTTGCACGCAGCCCACGAAAGCATCTTGACCGCCTCGCGCTTTTTCCAGTCATCGCCGGCCAGCCGGTTTAGTTCGGCTTCTTGCATATCGAGTATGCCGCCTTCGCCCGCGTGCTCGTGCGAGAAACTGTCGACGACGATAACCGGATAGCCCGCAGCGTCAGCGGCAATAATGGCTTCGGCATAGGCGTTTGGCCGGAAGGGTGCACGCAAGTCGCCGCAGTCGAACTTGAAAGCATCGGCGTAGTGCCTGGCCCTGCCGTTTTCGGTATCGATGACAACGAACGGCTTGCCGCCAGACATGCCAGACGCCAAGCGCATCGCGGAGAAGGTCTTGCCGCTACCCGTTCCGCCGGCAACGCCGATCAGCAATTGCACGTTTTCACGTATCGCCGGCCTGAAAGTGAACGTCATAGAATGCCTCTATGTGTGTAAATTCGCTCGACGTGATGGGCGCACAACGCTCGTTGCGCCTCGCTCATCGGCCAAAGCATCTTTGCGATCCTGAACAACAGACGAGGGAAACTCATTTTTCCACCTATGCCTGATCTGAATAGTCGACCTGCTCTGAACGCTCTATCCACTTCGACGCAGCCCATGCGGGCGGTTCGGCCCAATAAATCTTGTTTGAGTACGCCGGCCATTTGTTTTTTTTCAGACAATCAGCCCATAGCCGAATTGCCGTCAGCGCCTTGTCTTCGCCAAGCGCCATGTAGGCGGGCGGCATACCGACAAACGAGCAAATGTACGGCGGCTCGGTTTCTTGGACGAGAAAGACGAACTTGGCGTCAACGCCAGTAACGGCTTGAATCCCTCGCGTGTAAAACGCTGCTTGAATGTCGTATCCCATGCGAACGATTTGCAGAGCGAAGTCGTCAGGATTGGCGCTCGTCGTCGTCTTGTAGTCCAGGATAATCTTGCGGTCTTTTCGCATCCAGTCTGGGCGCGATCGGCACCACGTCTCGCCGTCTTGCCAGACAACTGTCTGTTCGGCATCGCCGTCTTGCAGGGCGCATCCGAGGTCCGGGCAGTCGAAAACAGCCTGCCTTGCCTCTGCCGCCATGAGCTTCACATCGTCGGCCTGTTTTTTCAGCAAGGGGAAAAATCCGTCAAGTCGCGCTTGGTCCCGCTCTTCCTTTGCCGCTTTCGTTCGCCAGTCGTCAGCGTCGACGACGTGCATCTTGTCCTCGCCTTCGAGCAAATAGGCGTGCGCCGCGCTTCCAAGGTCGAACTTCGAATCTTCGTCAGGCTTGTACGACGGATTTAGTTTTGGGTGCTGCATCCAAGCATGGCGCGGAGACTGTCCGATAAGCACCTTCGCTATGCTATTCGACAGAGAAGGAACGGCCAAGCCGATGTCGTCAGCGTGGTATTTATCCGAGATAATGCTGTAAATTCCGGGCTTCATTGCTTCGGCTCGAACAGCGCGGCCTCTTCGCCGCAAAGTGCGCCAGAGTTCCGCATTGAATCGCAGTACGGCAAAAAGCCGTTTTGACTCGATTGATTTTTATAGTGCTTGAACGTAACTACGTCCTCGCCAGTAATAACACTCGTTCGAGTCGTCTTCGCAATCGGATGAAGACAGCGCGACATATCCGGCCTGTCATTCAACTGGCAATGCTTACAGTCTTTGCAAAGCTTCATTTTCTACCCCCAAAAATTAGGATTCTGCTGACGGAGCGTATTCGTTCGGAGTTTTGAACAACAGCGAACCGTCTTTGTATCGATAGGTCGATGCCATCGCCGCAAGACAGTCCGTAGCAGCTTTCCCGCCATAGCATTTCGGATCAACACGGATCATGTAACGCTTGGTCGAACCGTCAGGCTCAGGGGTCGTATTGAGCATGTCGAGACATACAATCGGCTCGTCGTCGGCCAAGTTCTTGCAATACAACACAGCGGATCGCAGGCCGACGATCTCATGGTCTGCGCCGATCGAATGAACAACTTTGGCGCCGGATTCTCGGACATAGCGGACCATACCAAAGCGCTCGATCATCACGCGCCGAATTTCGGCGTTTTGTTCTGCGTCAATTTCAGCCAAAGTAATGTGTTCGGGATGTTCTACGATGTGCCGCCGTTTGAAGGGAATCTGAACGCCATGTATGGCATAAACACCCCAACCGTCTGCCCAGGCTACAGCCTGGCCATCAGCACAATGCAATCGATGCGATCCCCAACCACGACGGTTATTAGGATTTGTGAGTTCGCGATTGATAATCGTTGGGCGTTCGCAGACCATCACAAAATCTTTATGCGGATACCACCAACAAGCCGCCTCCATCGTCGCTTCACAGGCCAGGCCGCGCTCCCATAGATCGCCAGCTAATTCCAGTCCGCAAACCTCACGGAAATAGCTTGTCCATGCACCACCCCAATACCAACCACTAATCCAGAATTGGCCGCCAAGATAATTTTTCCACCCTCTACGAATAACCTCTGAAATGGCAAGCCGAACATCCGCGTCATCGACCGCGCCACCGACCGCGCCACCGACCGCGCCACGGACCGCGTCACCGACCGCGCCTTCGACCGCGCCACGGAC